ACCAGCTTTTTTACTCCAATCATCACTCCATTTGTTCGTTTCGATTACTCTGTTCAGTGCTTTAACCAAAACTTTTGTTGTTTTAGCTATTGTTTCTAGATTATCGTGTTCTGCTAAGTTAACTGAGGCTAAAGTACATTGTGGTGTATATTTAGGTTTTGAAGCTTGCATTACCTCTATACACAAATTAGATTGTTTAATTGGTCCGATATTGCTCTGCATGTTTCTTTTGTTTGCGTTGTCTTTAAACATCACATAAGGTCTACCGCTTTCAACTTGTGATTTAATTATCGAGTCAAAAATGTCTTTAGGGTTAACCTTTTTACCAATACCTAAAGAAACGGCTTTTTCATACTCAGCATTAAATTGCGCACCATGTAGATTGTAAAGTGGTTTTAACCCAGCTTTTTTAATGTCATTAGGACAGAACAAATACCAATCTTCACCCTTCTCTAATTTTTGCATAAACAAGTCGTTCACGATTACAGATGTAAACAAATCACGAGTTCTTAATTGTTCGTCACCAATAGGTAATGTTAAATCTAAGAAATCAATAATATCTTTATGCCACAATGACAAATATAATGCGCAGCTACCAGAACGTGAACCTTGTTTATAGAACCTCATTTTTGATTGAACCATGTCAGCCAATCTAACAACACCACCAGCGTTTCCTTGAAACGATTCAACAACACTTTCCTTGCTTCTTAATGGGTCAATCAGTAATCCGATACCAGAACCTTCTTTTGACGCTGAAGATATCTTAGAAAGAGTATTTTCAATACCGTCAAACGAGTCTTCTTCCAAGTGTGTTAGATTACAACTAATCATACCACCTCTTTTTTCAATACCAGCGTTTGTGTATGTTGGTGTTGCAAAGTTACCTCTTTTAGATTTAAGTTCTTCTAACAATTCTAATTTGTCAGATTCATTTTCACCATGCAAATGTTTCGCAACTCTTTCATACATACATGATGGTAATTCGATAGGTGTTTTTTTATCGTCTTTCATTGAGTATTTTGACAAGAAAGTTGTCGCAGCAAAGAAGTCATAGGTTAAATCTACTGGTTGTAATTCTTTGTTTATTAATTTAGATTGTCGACTTAATAAAATTCTACCACCCAATAATGAATAATCTGGATGTTGAATGATTTTATCAGCGGCCTTAAACGCAATTATTTCATCAATCTCTGTTGTCGTTATATTATCACTAATCAAAGGAATCACTTCTTGAAACAAAATATCCGAATCCACTTTCAAGCCTTTGGCTTGTGTTTTTATTCTTGTTAATATTTTGTTAGGTGTGAAAGCTTGTGTTGATTTATCTCTTTTAAGTATTCTCATTTTTATCTGTTTATTTTAATTATTAAAATTCTTCATCAAAAATACCATCCATAGTTGTTGGTATTTCAACTCTAGTGTATTCACCCTCTCTTTTTTCAAAGAAATTATTTTTAGATGATAAACCAATTCTAGACATGTATTCTAATGGATTACTTACTTTGAATTCTGTTTCACAACCAAAATCGTTCAACACAACATCTGTAACATATTGTACGTATTTAACCATATCTTCTTTTGTTAACCCTTGTAACCCATCTGGCATACTTTCCTCAACAAAAACTTTTTCAGCCTCATAACACCCTAATATAATGTTTCGCAATTCTTCTTTTGAAAGTTTGTAGTCATCTTTCAAATAATTTTTATAAAGGTTAAGTGCAAATTCATAATGGAATGTTTCGTCTCTCAAAATAAGTTCATTCATAGCACCCAATCCAGGCATCTTGTTTCTACTTCTAAACCAAAACACACCAGAGAATACACTAGCAAATGAAATACCTTCAACACATGCAAACGCAACTAATCTATGACCAAATGAAGGGTGTTGAATCCAATTTTCAGCCCATGCTGCTTTTTTACCAACAGCTGGGTTTGTTTCCATAGAATTGAATAACTCTTCTCTTTCCAATAGATTTTTTATATACGTTTCGATTAACAAAGAATAACCATTTGCATGTACTTGTTCAATAAACGTTTGGTGACCGTAAAAATATTGAGCTTCTAGAATTTCAACTTCATTTAAAAAGTTTGTAGCTAGGTTATCAATAACTAAACCATCAGAAATAGCGAAAAACGCTAAAATGTTTTTCAAGTAAGTTTTTTCGTTATCTTTTAATTCGTCAAATCTATCTTTTGATAAATCTGGTTCTTCGGCAACCCATGTTTGAGCTTCGGCTTTTTTGTACATCTGCCACAAATCGTTATGAACGATTGGGAAAATAGAATACCTTTTTTTTAATGTCTTATCTTTTAAATACATCTCTCTTAAATCTTAATTTTAATTTTTATTCGTCTATTTTTGGCGTTGTTAACGCATTCAATACAGCGTTTCTTTGTTTCGCTGCTTCTAAAACAGTGTTGACTCTTTGCTGTCCAGCAACTTCTTTTCCTTGCTTGTGCTCACTATGCGTTCTTGCGCCATTGTTTTGGCCCATATCGATTTGAATTGTTGCATTATCAAATCTAATATCTTCGAATATTAATCCAGATTTACCAAAACGAGATTTAAGAATAGCCATAGTAGCTGTTCCAGCCTCTTTTTGGTCGAGTGTTTTTGCTATTGATACAACAAAATGCGCAATTTGAGCTTTCTTGATTGAACCACCCATTTGGTCGGCCTCAACCACATCTGCTTTAATTGAACTTCTGTTTCCTTGAATGGCTGTCCAACCAGCAATATCTAATTCTGATAACATGGTTTCGAACTGTCGCATAACGCTACCTTCACCAACATTAACATCATCAAATTTTCTAGATGGTTCAACACAATCAATATAATCTAGCAAAACAATATCTGGTCTGAAACCTTGAGCAATCAACTTTCTAATATATTGTCTAATTACTGGGATAGTGGTTCCGTCACTAGAAAACTTTTTAAGTATTAATTGACCTTTACCTTTCATGCCTTCCTCCCACTCTTTTGTCATTTGAATAAGTTCGTCTTTATGTAGAGATAAACTATTCAAATCGTAACCAGACCAACAAGATAAATGTTTTCTTTGGATAACTTTTGGGTTATCTTCGAAAAATATTTGTAAAACTTTTTTACCATCACTGATTGCGGTGTTGGCAATTTTTGTCATCATAGTTGTTTTACCAACACCAAAAGGTGCCAATATAACAGCTAATTCTGTTTTGGATAACCCACCATCCATAACATCATCTAAACCCTTTATACCAGTTCGTATTGGTTTTCTAAAGTCATCTTCCAATACGCTATCAATGTTGTCGAAAACACTAATCCCATCATCTTTGTTATCACCATGTTCTAAAGCTTTTCTTAATATAGCCTCACATTGTTCATAATCATCGATGTTTCCTTTATTTATGATTTTGGTAATTTCATTTACCGATTTTTTTAATTCTTGTTGCTTGCAAAACTTCATTGCGATATCTTGTACTTTAAGCGTATCGTTCAAATCAGCTTCCTTTATCTTACGAAGTTGACCGATGACATACTTTCTTTGTATATCATCGGTTACATCTTCTAATAATCTAAACTCTAAACTGCCAACATCTGGTATAATATCATCCTTTTTGGCAGCGTCTTTAATTGTGGCAGCAACAACCCTTAAATATGGGTCTTCAAAATAATTAGGGTCAACAATGTCTATAATTGAGCTGGCGAATTTTCTGTCTGTTAATATTTGCGCTATTAATCTTAATTGATAATCGTACCCTAGATACCCTAAACTATTTTTGTCTATTTTTGCCATTCTTTTCTTTCTGTTTTTAAAAACTGTTTGTTATAATAAATATAATAACTTGGTCGATTATGCACCAACCAAGTTATAATTTTTTTGACTCAATGAATGTCTGATTTCAGACATTATTGACGGGATAATTTCTCTAACGTCCACAGCGTATCTAACCTTTGGTGGAAAATAGTTACCACAGAACTCACTTTTTGCAACTGAATTTTTATCAACTTTAATTTCAAATTGAAAATTGTCTAATTTTTCAAAAATGTTTTTTGTTGTTTCTTCTTTTTGCGTGAAATATGGGTTGTAGTTATCCCAAAGATAGTCTTTAGACTTGTTTTGTAGGTATCTAGGTATAATACCCAAAGAACCATATTGCCCATTGTTCATCCCAACAATGTTGTCCATCAATTCTTTTAATTCAAGTGAATTAAGAGAATCCTCATTGAAATCTCTAATATTGAAATATCTCTGACAAATGATATGGTCATTAATGTAAAGAATAAATTCAAATCTTTGTTCTTCAATTTTTTTAGCTGTTTTTTCAGTTTCGGTACTCATTTTTTGTTTTTTTTTTGTTTTGTTAAAAAATTAATTTCTCTCTGTCAATAAGTTTTTTAAATGGTATTAGATATTCTGGATATCTAACCTCACCTATTGATTTATCTAACCCCTCTCTTTCCATGTATATAAGAACTTTTTTGATATCTCTACCCGATGAGTCTAAAGTACCATCAATCAATTGTTCTAACTCTCTAATACCATCTTCAGTTAACATCGGTCTTTTAAGGTTGACAAGCATGTCGTTTATCTCATAAACTCTTTTACCTTGTACACCTTCAGTTACCGAATTTATAATGTTATCCAAAACGGCTAGAGGTTTTTGTTTGTTTTTTAATCTTTCTTCTTGTTTTTCTTTTGCAATACTTATAATTTCGTTAATATTTAATTCTCTTTCAGTTAATTCTGGAAACAGTGTTAATAACGTTTTCACCCCTAAACCTTTGATTCCTTTTATAGTATCGCTGTTATCGCCAATCATAGTCTTTATAAGGGCTGCGTTTTCTAATTTATAGCAAAAGTACGAAATAAAATTAGAATTATCAACATAATTTTTTAAGTCCAAGAAATAAATCCTTACATCTTCGCTTATTAGTTGCGCCATATCCCTATCGTTAGTGCAGATAGTGACTTTTTCGTTTTGTTTTTTTGTTAGACAATAATAGGCAATAAAATCATCACCTTCAATAACTTCATGTTTTAATTGTCTTACGTATAACTCATTTAAGTATTCCCAGATAAGCTTACGCTGTTTTATCTCTTCTTCATCTATAGGGTGAGTTCCGTTTTTGTAATCTTTACCTCTACCACTTTTATACGGTTCGTAAATGTCATAACGTAGTTTTCCACTGAAATTACCATCCCAAAAAACATAAACTCTATGGTATAGGTCTTCAGTTAACAATTTACGCAATAGTGTGAGAAATTGGTAAACACCACCTATGTGTTCACCTTTTGAATTATACTCATCTTTGGCACCAGCAAATGCCCTTTTAAAAAGGGCATTGCCATCTACCAGTAGTGTATTTTGAATTTTTTGAACAGTATCACCGTTTCTTGGTGGTCTTTTATTCACATTTTATAAGTTAATAGTTAGTACTAGGTTAAGCGTGCATGTCTTCTCTGCTTAAACCGATTTCTTCTTTTTCTACGACAAAATCATCGTATTCAGTGTCCAAGTGCAATTTGAAAAATTCCTTGTTTTCTTTTGTATACTCAGTTATTTTATCTGGGTTTACATAACCATGTGGTGTTGAACATAACTTACCTTTTTGAACCACGCCATTAACTTGGTTCTTTTCGCATCTGATTCTTGTTTCAACACCAAACTCATATTCGTTACCATTCATTGTTGCTTTTAATTTCTCGGTACTGTGTGTTAAGATACCACCGAAATGGAAAATAAGTCTTGGAGAGTAAAAGAACGCTTCACCACCTTTATGTTTGATAACTTTGTTTTCGTTATCTAACCAAATTTGTTGAACAACAGCAAATGTAGCTGTGTATGGTGAATCTTCACGTCTAGAAGCTGGTATTCTGTAATTGATAAGTGATTTGAAACATGTTGCTAACGCACCAGCTGTCCATTGATTGTTCGTTGTTTTTGAAATAGAACCTTTGAAACAATTTATTGAACCTACTGAATCCCAGTAAAAAGCAACATCTCTTGGTAGTTTACCTTCTTGTTGCGCATCTAACATTGAATGCATGTGGAATGAAATATCCTCTACAACTGGTTCATATCTTAATGGTTTCGTACCCATTTTGCTATGTTGGTGGTCGTAACAAGAGTACATTTTTACTAAATCAGCACCTTGCATAAAAAGGAAATCCCCAACGTAATTAATCTCACCAGTTTCTTCGTTTACTCTTTCCTCGAATTCCACACCAATATTTCTAGCGTGTTCCCAATTCCAGTTACCTTCTGTTTCATAAATAATAGGTAAAATACCTAATTTTTGACAACCAGCAACACCTTCATACATAGCGGTTGATTTACCAGTGTTTGAATAACCTCTAAAACTTGTAAAATATCCAATAGGGATTCCAGGTACCTTAACAGCATCATGAAATGCTTCTGATAATGGAATCCATGCTAAATCTTTTTCTTTAACTTGAAAGTCTAACCCTTGTTCTTTTTTAAAATCTTCTAGGTTAAATTCTTTTTTATCGATTGGTGTCTTTGTCGGTTTTTTAGCCATTTTAATTTGTTTTTCTTAATTGTTATTTTAGAACAAAAAAGAGGCAATTCCTCACCTCTTTTTGTTTAGTTTAAACCTAATTAAAACGGTAGGTCGTCTTCTTCGTCATCAGACTCAACCGATTGTGTAGTAGTTGTTGTTTTTGTTGTTTCAGACGCAGCTTGTACGTTAGATTTAACATTTTCAACTCCCATTGTCAATTCAGCTTCCAAAGTTGAGTTATCGTCAGCTTTCAAAGATTCTTTGTCAACAAATTTTTTCTCTTCTTTATCCCACACTGGAACACCACCTTTAACAATGATTTCCAAGTAGTCATAAGTACGAACAGAATAAACATCTTCCCATGTTCTAGCATCAGCCAACCACTCTTGTGATTTTTCAACATCTTCAGATAATGGTGTAGAATCCAATGCAACAACAGCTGATACAACTGGAATGTTGTTTTGGTTTCTTTGGATTGTGATAGCTAAGTCACGACCAGTTTCTGGGTTAGTAACATCTCTATTTGTTTTAAGAGCCGTCAACACACCGTGGATTTTGTCGAAAATTCCTTCTTTACGGTAGTCATGGTTAAATCTCCAGAACTTAACACCTTCTTCTTCAGCAGCTCTGTCAATTACTTTAACAACATACATTTTACGTGCGTTGTATTTTTTAGCCAATTCTTTGTCTGACTCATTACCAGTAGCCAACAAAGCTTCACGAGCCTCGCAGAATGGGCATGGTTCACCTTTTTCATGTTTTAAACATGCAAATGTTTTCCACTCACCATCAACTTGAACTTTATGTCCGTGAACTTCTACAAACGGAGAACCGTTTTCAGATGGAAGAATTCTGATTTCTTTAGTTGCCGCTTTAACACCTTCTTTAATGTAAGTGTTAAAGTAGTTTTTTAAATCATAAACCTTCTCAGATTTTTTTTCGTACTTAGGAGCGTTGTTCTTCTCGTACTGTGCTAGCATTGCATCCAATGCACTTTTTTCATTACTCATTTTACTTTTTGTTTTATATATTTATGTTATTTATTTACTAACTTTTGATACTACAAATATACTAAAAAACTCTGAAAAGTCAAGTATTTTAGACAACTTTTTTAAAGTATTTTTATTAATTTTAGCCACATAATTTCTACAAATATACTAACAAATTTCTCATGATACAACAAAAAACCAATTTATTTTTCATAAAAATAAAAAAGCCCCATTTCTGAGGCTTTTAGTTATTTGTTAAATTTCTTCTTCTTCGTAATCGTCTGGGTTGACACCAAAACTTCTTTTTACTTCTGGTTCACTATAACCATAATCAACATCATCTTGTGTTAAAACGTATTCTTCTTTTTTGTCTTTATTACCCATAACGTCATAAGCACCTTCTTTGTCGGCCCAATAATCTGTTAATTTTTGACTGTATGGGAAAGAACTTAATGAACGCATTTCTAGTTTCTCAACTGGTGTTGGGTTTCTTTTGATTATTTCTTGTTCTAAACCTTCGATTTTGTTTGTTATGTTGTCCATGCTAGCAACACGTGATTCTAAGTCTGAAAGTTTCTGTAAAAGAACTTCTGTGTTTGCAGTAGCTTTGTCAGCAGCAGCTTTAGCATCTTCTGAACCCTTCACCAACGATGTAACATCGATTTCAACATCATCTGATGTATCTTCTACTGGTTCCTCTACTGGTTCTTCCGCTGGAACTTCACCAGTCGCTGGTTCTTCGTTAGGTATTTCACCAGTTTGTTCGTCATCACCAGTTTCGTCAGTTGCTGGTTGTTCAGCATCGTTAGCTGGTTGTTCAGCATCGTTAGCTGGTTGTTCAGCATCTAAACCTAAGTCGGCAGCGATTGCATCAGTAGCTTCTTCTTCGTCAGCTTCTTCTAGTTCAGCACCTAAAACTAATGGTTTTTCATATTCTGAATCTTCAGTTGTTTTACCATAAAAATCATATTCAGAAAGCAACCTAAACTTTTTAAGTTCTTCTTTCAATAATTCTGGATTAAGTTTATTTTTTTTCATTTAATTAGAATAATAATTGTCTACCGTCTTCGGTGATTATTTTTTTGTTTATTCTTTCAATAAGGCTTTTATCACCTTTGATAACACAAACACCAGAACTACAATCTAAGTTCGGGTCTTGGTTTTCTGTGTTCAAATATCCTTCTAAAGCTTTGTCTAAATCTTTTTGGTTAGGAACATTTTTATTTGAAGTGTTGTTTTCCATAACTATATTTTTAAATTTGTATTATGTTTTTATATAAATATCAGTAAAACACTAAAAAACCCTAGTTATATTAAAAATGGTAAGTTCTTCACCATTTATTAAAATCATCTTGTTTTGATATTCTTCCCAATTGATTTTCACAGTTTTGTAATCTATGTTTCCAACTGACTCTGGGTAGTTTTTTTCGATTAATTTATTTAACGCATTTATTGTATAAATAGCATCACCTTTTTTATGTACTGGTACAGCACTTGGGAATAAATTTTTAAGATTTAATGGCTTGTCTTTTTGGACATTTATTTTAAATGTCATAATGACTTTAGATTCGTCATCAAGATTCTTATAACAAAACACTTTATTTTTGGTAATAGCAAATTTGGCTTCTAAATAACTTAGAAACCAATCAACTCTCTCTGGGAAGATGAATGTTGCTAGTAATATTGTTTTGTTCATTTTTTATAGAAAATAAATATGGTAAGTATCTAACTTTTAACCCTAAGTCTTCAACGTATTTTTTATATTCTATAAGTATCTCGTTTTGGTCCAAAAAGACTGAGCTTTTTGATTTAATCATGCGTTTTACCTTATCTTTTTTAAACCCAACATATTCTAGCAATCTTAAATCAACCCCAAATATGTATTTTTCGCCATATATGTAAGCCATATCGCCATTTACGTAAGTGACTATGTTTTTAATTTCATTTATTTTTCTTAAAATTTTCCATAGCACTTTAGTCTTGTATTGTAATGGGTCGATAAAAACATATGAAATATCTTTTATCAAGTCGTTGTAAGAATTAACCATAAACCAAGTTAAATCCTCGTCATGTTTATCTCTTCGTTCTGTTTTCTTAAAAGTCCAATATAGGTTTTCTGAAATCTTTCTATCCAAAATATTAAAATCTGGGTAGTGTTTATCCATGTAGTCAAAACCCACAATTAATGTAGGCAATCCATGGATTATTTCATCCATGGATTGAACTACGTTAAAATCTTCTGAAACGTTTATTTTATTCTTTGAAACTATGTTCGCAACTATCATGTTGCAAATATACTAATAAATTTTAAAAATATCAATTAGCATTCCATTTTTTCATTGCCGTATTATAAATTGATAGTTTAGAATTATATTTTTCGGTTCCTTTTGTGTAGCTTGCTTTTGCTGCTGGTGACCACCAACTATTGATGTATGTTGTTGTCCAATCATCACCATTATTACCGTTAAACCCTTTCTTTTCAACCCTATCAGCCATAAATTTTAAGAATGTTTCATTATTTTCAAAAATAGCAAACGCTCTTTTATTACCACCACTATCAACTCTACAATATTGTCCGATAATTCCTGGAGCACCCCATTTACCACCATCTGTTTGTACACCAGCATAGTTATACCCACCAGCTGATTTGAAAGCTGTTCTATCTGGATTTTTTGACGCTTCTGCCCACAAAATAGCAAAAACAGCTTTTCCAGTACCACTAGGTAATTTTTTCAATATCGTTACAGCTTCTTTAATAGTTAAACTATTTGATGGTGGTAATGGGTCTTGGAACGGGAAGCTATAGTTAGGTGATTTACAACCAAAAGCCGCTTTACCACCGCCACCACCCTCGGTTCCATCCCCAGCTTTTTCAATGAATTTATAATCACAACTATTGTAAACAGCTTCTTTACCATCTTTTGTTTTTGGGTTTTTAACAGATGCATCTATTTTAGCGTTTTTATCAATATTAACAGTATAACCATAGATAGTAGGGTTCTTTTCTATGATACATTTTGCAGCTGTTCCATGATACTCAATATGCCAGTGTTCTTCTAACCCACTACCGTCTCTCAAACTAGACGGCATAACCCATCCGTATTTCCATGAATTATCATAAATCCATTTTATTGCTGGGTTTGAATCAAATTTAAAATATTGGGATTGGTTTTTTGTGTTAGGTATTTTAGTACCTTTTTTATTATAAAATTGAAAATCTAACGCAATTGCCCAACCATGGTTAGATGAACCAGGTGCAGCAGCTGCCGAACCATATTCTTTTTTGATTTGAACTTGTTTTTCATAATCTCTAAATATACTAGTAATATCAACATAATAACCATTATTACCTTTAAACCCGTTTTGTTTCATCCAACCAATCCAATCTTTAACCATCTTGACAAATGGGTCAACGGCTTCTTGTATTAATAGATTTTCCGCTTTATTGTTTAATTTTGCGTTATCAACACCTTCAATTTTAGGTAATGGTTTCAATTTGTTATTACCAGCTTCTACTTTACCATTAATGGCACCATTTTCGATTAATGTAACAACAATTGGTGCAAATGTACCTTTCACACCGCCACCGCTACCGCCACTACCGAATGTTCCAGTTCCAGCACCACTAGTATCTAATGTTGAAATTAAATCCATATAAATATCGTAAGCTGTAATCAAAGGTGTTTCTGGATATCTAATCCTAACACCTTTAAAATTTGTTGACATGCTATTTGGTTTAATAGAGTGTTTAACTCTGGTAACCATATAAGCACCATGAAACATAGGTATGTTATCTAATTGAAAATACATCATTGGTTGTATCATGGCATTACCCATCATTTCTATTTCAGCTGAATAACTTCTAACAGCATATACGTTGTATATGTTTTGACCAACAAAACTTCTATTGTTTTCAGCACCTTTTTGTGATATATCGTCTTGAATCTGCAATGATTCATCAGTTTCACTAAATTCACTTTGGTCCAAATTTATGTCTTTAAAAATGTTTTGGTTTTGTTGGCTATACCTTACTGTAAAAGCACCAACCGCATCTTCGTAATCGTTTGACGCTTCATTAAAATCTGGTGGTATTTCAGTGCTAGGGCTACCATTTATACACCTCAAATCAAAACCATCGTTAGGGTATTCACCACCTCTAAAATCTAAATGTTTAGATGTTTGACCAACATATACACAGACAAATGATGGTCCACATATACCTTCTTCAATCGGCTTATCGTAATAACTGTATGGTTTAAAGATTGCTTTTAATGTTTCGTCATTGTTAAAGTTTATAAAATTAGGCAAAGCTTGAAACTCAAAATTGTTAGCCGCTAACAACGAGCTTATTGCATCGTAGGAACTAGTATTAGGGTTACCAATTAACCAATCATTAATTGGTAAAGGGTTTATGTATAGCTTATCACCAATATCTCTAAACGACCTACTTACAAATCTAAAGCTATCAATAAATTTAGTAGCTTTATTTTCGTATTTTGAAGCTAGTTTAGCGTCTACTGAACTTCTACCACCACATTGATACATTACTTTGTTTACATCATTGGCACCGCCTAACCATTTGTCATATATGTTTTTACACGTTCTATATAAATTTAACCTAATTAAATCTTTGTTTGCTGTTCCAAATATTGAAATATCTAAATTTTCTTTTTCTTTTGTTGGTGAAAAATCGTCACCTTCTTTTTTCAACGCATCAACAAGACTTTTAAAATATAAATCAAAATTTGTGCTACTAACTTTTATAGGTTTTCTTGTAATTTGACCTTGACCAGCATCAGAGCCAACCCATGCAGCATAGCTATTATTCGCAATTACATATTCTTCAGTCAACGCTGTTTTTAATTTACTTGCAGCTTCTGAACCATCTTTTATTTCCAAAAACATAAAGAATTTTTTATCTTTATCAGATAACGGAACCATTCTTTCGTAATTATTTTTAATAACATCTATATTTAGATATTGTGAATTTAAAAGGTCAGAGGCACTAATATATGGGTTGTTGGTGTCTTTATCTTTTATTTTAGAGCGTATGATACCTAAATAGTTATGGAATTGGTCACCAGTTCCGTTATATATTTCTAATTCATTTCTTATTTCATCAAAACTAGTCATTCCATCTTCACCGTTAACAAAATCAAAAAATGTTTTTTTAAAAGCATTTTTTATTTGTCTAGGTAAGTTTGGCCATATATCGAATTGTTTATTAATTTTCACATAATCATTAAGGTTGTCAAAATCACCGATGAATTCTATATTCGATGGTAAATATTGTGTGTTTTTATTAGGTACTTCAAATAAATAAGAATAAGAACCAGCTGGTGTATCGGTAACATTAACTTTGTTGTTATCAGCATAATTAACATTCCATGCTATTGGGTCATCAGAACCGCTACCGCCACCTATTATTTTTGTTCCACTATCATCATACTTTGGCTTATCTCCAGACTGTCTCCATAATATACCACCAATATATGCACACCACAACCTAGGTGCGTGTACAAACCCAGCTTTCGAATCAAATAAATGTGTTATCTCGTTTGGTCCGAAAGGGTTGTCGGTAAATACTGTATCTTCTTTAATTTTATTAAAAGGTAATGAATGTAAAAACAATAAAGCTCTGTTATAATTTTTAAACCTACCTCTAAATGATTGGTTATAATACAGTTCACTACCAAAAAGAGAAAATTGTTTATTTTCGTCATATTTTAATACCACATAAGGGTAGCTAACAGAGTCATCTTTGATATTATTAAATAAAATTCTATTTTTACCCCAGTCTGCATGTAATCTAACGTCTTCATTATCTACTTTTTTTAAGTATAATGACCTTAGAGTGTCACCTATTTTTGGTACTGTTATATTACCACTAGTTTTTAAATCAAACTTACTAGTTGTTAAGTCTTTACCTTTTAATTCACCACTTTTTTTCCTAGTATACGCTAAACCACTCCCCATATTAGTTAATTTATTATCAACTTGGTAGTCGTTATAAAAAACATACATAAGTGCTAAATCTGTTAAATCTTCATTACCCCAATCCATAACACTAAAATCTTGAGCACCATAACCACCAGCAAATGAATTAAAACCAGCATCAAACGTTACGGCATCTTTTTTTAAATTTTCTAATATCATAACGTTATCTGAAGTAACACCTTCTGGTAGTGTAACTGTTGCATTAGCAGCTGGAAATTCAGTTCCTTTAAAAAATTTAACGTATGTTCCACCATCATCATTTTTTCTTTGTTTTGATTCTTCTACTGGTTTAGAAGCCGCTGTAACTGGTGTATAATCATCACTATAATTTGTCAAAAACAAATATTCATCAACATCTCTTTTTGTAATCAAATCAGTTAACACTTGCAAATATTCTTTGTTTGGGTCACCCCAATTTTCATTATTGAACCCTTTGTTTACTGGTATTAATTTAAACTCATTTCCGTTATAAATGTAAGTATATTTATAATCAGACCCAGCTTTTTCTATTACTTTTCTAGAATTACCATTTATAGTACCTTCAACATCTTTTATAAAATCTAAAGTTATTTTTGTTAATGATTGTTTTAACGTACCACTAGACGTATCAACCGTTTTAACACCTCTTAATATCGCTGCTGCTTCAACCTCACCCATTGCTTTTATTTCTTCTGGTTGGAGAACGGCTGGGTCGTTTGAGTACCCTAAAAATGTCATACCTCTAATAAGTAGAAGTCTAACAAAATCTTCTCTAGTTTTGAATTCACCACCTTCACCATATCTAGAATATGGTTCTTTATCACTAAAAACAATACTGTCCAATGGGTTTGATGCTAGCCAAGCTGTTGTTTCAGTGTCTTGATTTTCAACTATCGCATCTTCTATTTTTTTAGCTTTTCTAAATGCATTTAATAAATCTTCGATAAAAACAAGTTCATCGACTTTTTCTGGTGATTCCAATACACCAGACGCACCTAAATATTTTTCAACATAGGTGTTTTTCTCATCATCTTTTTCTCTATAATCTGGCCATGGAAAGAATTTTTTTAATTCTATGTTTGCATTATAAATGTCGGTTTCTAAACCTTGTGAACCAGTAGCTGTAAATTTTTTAGCCAATTCTTCTGTTCTTTCTGAATTACCTTCAGCTGTTGTTGACACTACATATATCGTTTCAATAAAAACTTCTATTGCTGCTGTAAAAATTTCAACTATTTCTCTAACAGTTGGTTCGAAACCTAATGTGTCTCTAACGGACTCTTCAAATTTTTTAGCTAAAGCCTTCTTTGCACTTTCATTAGCTTTTTCAGTCGTGTTTTTTTTCTTGTTTAGTTCTTCATATTGTAAACTAAAATCAATTATATCTAATTTTTCATCTTCACCAACTGTGCTATAATTTTTTTTTAGATACTCAGATATTTTTTGTTTTTTTTCTTCTAAATTATTTTGTGTACCTAAAGCGGTTGTCAACGTTGCATCTGTATTTGATGTAAACATTTTTTTTGTAACTCTCTTATATACTTTAGCACCTAAAGCAACATTGTTTGATTCTAATGATGTAAAAGTTTTAACATCTAGTTTATCAGTTTCACTTAATTTATTAAAACTATCTTCATCAGATTCAATGTATTTTGTTACATCATCTTTGTATATTTTTATTTCATTTTCTTTTGTTTTTAAATCTATTGTTTTAAAAACAATATAGTCGTGGTTTTCTTTATCTGTATTTAATTCTGGCATGGATTCGGCAAATGTGTCCATGGTATCTTTTATATACGTTAACCTATCTAAAGCAGTTGTAGTTGAATTAAATTCAACAGATTCTGGAGCTGAGTCAGCAATTTTTGGTAAATTCTTATTAATGTCGTCAATTTTTTTCATCAATTCGTTTAAGTTCAGAATTGGTGTGTTTCTAGTTGAATTATAAGCAGTATATCTTTCTTCACCTATTTTTGTATATGGTATTGCTTTTAAATAACCCAATAACGTATCTGATAACAGAGCGTAACTATAACCAATAAAATTACACGTAATCTCAAAATTACCAGTTTGTGAGTTGAATTTTGAATTGAACTTCAACATGTGTAGACAGTATTTTACTGGTTTACCATAATAACCTTTTATTTCTAATTCAAATAAAGGATAAGGCAGCTGGAAGAATACGCTGTATTTGTTGTAACCATTTAAAATATTTTCTTCGTTCTGAAAAATTGAACTACCTCTAACATCTATAAAACTTATGGCAACCATAGGTGCCATAGAAGAGTTAAACTCTATGTCGATATTTGTTATACCTAAAGTTTCTTCGTTAACAGCCCCTTTTTCAAAGCTAGTTGTTAAATCAGTATATTTTGTTGTTAAAACCTTTTTACCACCCAAATTTGTTCCCTCTATGAAGTTAACTCGAAACTCTCTAGAGCTTTCAAAGGTACTACCATCAGATGTTGTTGTTAGATTTGTTCTAGGTTTTTTATATGTTGTTAAAATAACCGAAATATTCAAATCTTCAAGTTGTACTGGGACATTTGAGTCTGAGTTAAAACCATTAAAATCGTTTGGGTCGATTATTTTTGCCCTACCAGTTGTACATCCTATTTTTCCGTCATTACTCGCCATATAATAATTTGTTGTTTCTCACTTCTGTTGTGTATCTATTAACCGCACTATCAAAAGGGTACGGTATTATAATTAATGTCATGTCTGGTATGTTAAACTCTAACCCACCAAATTGTGGATTTGCAGCCATAATCATCCATCCACTCCATGCATTATTATAATACATGTTGCTTAATTTGTCAAGTCTAGTGACACCTTGTTTGTAAACATAAGTTAAATCGCTGTCAGCTTGTGGTATTACAATTCCTGGAAGTGGTTTCATTCCAGAATTAACTCTAAAGCTTGAATATCTATCTACGTAATTTGCCATAATTTATTTATATTGAAAGAGGAGTTGGAAGTGGGTATATATACCCATCTGTTTTACCTACTATTATTACTGCTTTTGCTACAATATTAGTTTGTTCTAACACGCTTAATGTGTAGTAACCATTTGGTATATCCAATAGTGTATCATCAGTATCAGACTTACCTATTTTGTAACCATTACTAACCAATGCTGATATACCTTTATATGTGTCACCATCATCTTCAAATTTTACAATTTCTTCATAATAAAAATCATTTTTAATTAACCCAGTAGTTAAAGAAGGTAAATCAATACCCTTTAAAGTTATTTTAATACCTTTTTCAACATAAGGTTTTACTATATTTTCTACTATAAAACCACCAGTTATAATGTTTTCACTATTCATTTTTAATAATATTGAATTTTTAATGCCAGTACTGTTTAAAAGCGTTTGTGATTCGTTAACCGAAATAAATTTAATACCAGTTAGTTTAGGTTCAGTTGTTCCAGTTGTTGCTGGTTCAGTCTGATTTGCTGTTCCACTGTTTGCGTTTTCATTTCCTTTTATTTGGTTATCTGGGCTTGCCACTGGTGCTACTGTTGTTGATACAGTGCTAATTTCTGGGTCAATACTTTCACGACCATTATTATAATAAAAACCAGTTGGACTTATTCTTTGAGCTGTAACCGTTACATCATATCTTTCACTACTGCCATCTTCTGCTTTTTTTCCTGGTGTGTCTGTAACTGAAACAGTTGTATTAGTTTGTCTTTCTTGTGAAATATAATCAGCTCTAGCTTCATAAACTTGCGTGTTTGCGAAATAGTTAAATGATAACGCATTTTGAAGTTTGTTCAAAGGACCATACATCGATTCACCACCTAAAAATTTGAATGATATAGATACATTAGCAATCATAGGTTGTACACCAATACCTTCTGGGTTTAAATCCCAAACCAATGGTTCGTACTCAAAACTAACACTATCCATAACAATTTTAGTGTGGTAAAAATCCCCGATTCTTAAAATACAAACTGGCGGTCTACCAAATGCTAAATTATTAGTGTTCTTATTATCGGTAGAACCTTGTCTAGTACATTGTTGTAAAAATGTCAATCTAGAGTTTAAACCTTCTGGTGTTGTTGAGTGAAAAGCTGGGTGAAAATATTTTATCTTTTCTCTAAATTTATCAAAAATAAATGAATCGGTTTTTAACAACTTATCAAAAAACATTGTTTCATTATAGAATTTTTGTTTTATTGTTGTTGTTATTGTTTCATTTGTTATCTCAATTTTATCCGCTGGTTGTTCAACAGCGGCCAATGCAGCATCTTTATCAAACGCCCAAACAATTTCAGCTTTTCTATCTTGCTTACATCCTAATTGGTCAACTGGACAGATAATATTCCTAACTTTTACAGTTTTTTTGTCTTTATTTACACAAATAATACACCCACTATCAGCTTTCTTAACTGGATATTTTTTACCTTCGTATACTACATTGTATGCGGACCCTACAGCACCTAGCTCCATAAATTTACCAACTTTAAATCTTTTTGTTAAGTTAGCTTCTGAATCTACACCTCTAGCAACTAACTCTTTAATATAAAATTCAATAATAGCATCAGCCCTCAATTTAGATAATTTTTCATTGACCTCAGCAGTTCCTTGACCACTGGCGTAACCAGAAACAGTAGCGTTACAAAACTTACACTCAGTTTTAAGGTATTGAGCTAAAGAATCAAAATAACCTGGAGAGTAAATACCCCTAAAAACAGCGTCACCAACTTTTGATTCTTTAGTTAATTTACTATTTTTACTATAGTTTAATCCATAGTTGTTGGTATCTGGCCAAGTTGATGTTGCTGAATTTGGTATTTTTTTATCGTAATATTCTTTTGTAAGACCAGCTGGGTACGCCCCAATACCAAAACCGTCACCACTAGGGTTAACCTCATAGTTTATTGTGTCTGCACTAGTTGAACCGCTTAAACCATTTTCATAACCTTTAATTAAAATAGTGTTATCGTTTGCAAAATAAACAAACATAACTTCTGGCATTGGCGGCTCTTTTGGGTCTTGTTTCTTTTGTGGTATTCTGTTTTCTTTACTAACAATTTGACTACTTTGAGAACTAGTAAATTTATCAGTCCAAATACTGCTTGGTTCAATACAACCAGCCATAAAAGAAGCAACATAATGGTCATCTGGACCATTTGGGTCTCTAAATGTGTTTGTATATGTTGAATGGTCAACAATTATCTTAAATGATAAGTTACCAGTTCTTTCAGTATTATTGTATGTGTATATTGGTTCACCTCTACCAATAAATTTATTAGTTTCCCATTCAACACTGGTTGATTCGCTAAATTGAATATCATAAGGTGGAAACCACATGATTCTACCTTTTTTACCAGTTATTAAATCACCTGGACCCAATTCTCCTTTAGGTAACATATCTCTTTTATCATGCCACGCTAAATTTTCAATAGATAACATATATCTTTTAGAATCAACACTAATAGCATCTTTAGCTTTATCAAAATCAGTTCTATATGGAACTATTTTAACAAAACCAGTGTCTTCCAACACCGAATTTTGTACAATATTTCTAAACGGTACAGAATTTTCACCAGTACCTAAATACAACGCATCATTTCTAACTAAACCAGCTCTATCTTCATTTGGTCCACCAGCAATAGTATCATATCTAGAATATGTTGTCCATGCTCTACAATATGCATCTTCTGGTTCTTTAAAAGAACTCTCAACTCTACCAGTCCCTAAATTAAAACTAGCTTTGCTTAAAACAGCATTACCTTTTGAAAAACCATATCCATTTGCTGTTTGTATTTGTGTTGAGAATTTAGACATTTCACCTTTTCTAGATACGATATTTTTCATACCTTTACTGTTGAAAAGTTTTTGTGTTTTAACCAATAAACTTTTCTTGGTTTCTTCACTTTGTGGGATAACTTTTGCGGTAAACGTAGCCCCATACTCAGTATTTGTTAACCCTTCTTTTGTTGTTGACCATGAAAATGTTGGTGTTTTTATATTATTCTCATCCGAAACCCCGTTGCCTTGATAAGTTTCAAGGAAAAAATCATCTGGACTTTGAAAACCATATCCATCAACCTTATCTTCTCTCAAATAAGTTAAATCAGAAATAACACCATCTTCTTTGTTGAATAAGTTTAATGTTTTACCATCTTTATAAAAAGCATAAATAATACCATCAGTTATTTGAACTTCACCTTTGTTATTAGCGTATGCTGGTGCATAACCAACTCTAAATGGTGAATTTTTTGGACTATCGTATCCTTCTGCGCTTGTACCTATTTGGTTTGCTTTTACATTTGTTAATAACGCTTGTATTTGACCTTTACCAGTTGTTAAAATTAAAGCGTTTGCTCTATCAACGTTAGATGTATCTGCACCGCTTTCTGATTGAAATAAGGAACCGTCATCTGTAACATAACTTCTAGGTATTGTAAAACCTAAAACTTTAGACGTATAATCTAAAATTCTACCAGTTTTACCTTCTGGTATTGTAATAGTATAGTTAGGTCTAGGAAAGGCAGCAAAACCATCTCCTTTAACTAAACTTAATATGTTATCTTGAATGTTAAGCGCACCTAAAATGTCTTGTTGTAAATTAAACGCTGCGTTGTTGGCTAAAGCCAACGCTAATTGTTGACCACCAATCAAACCTAATTTTGTATCATTGATTAAACCAGTTGCTCCCAACACTCTACCAGCCAATGAAGACCTAACATCAAAGTTTGTTACCACACCACCTTTTGCTAAACCTAACCCTTGTCCGTTTACTATACTACCAATAACATTTGCAGCTTGAACACCACCACTACCACCTAAATTTAAACCACCATATGTGTCTAAATAACCTTTTATTTGTTGAGATATGTCTAAAGGTTGTAAATCAATAAAAGAAGCCATATCTATTTGCTTTGAAGCATCTAAATATAAATTTTTTATAGTATTCTTTTTTCTATATTCAGCAACTGCTGTTTTTCCTTTGATACCATACGCTTCAACATCTGCATTTTCAAAAGTTGGGTATGGTTGAATACCTTGTGGCCATTCAGCGTTTCCAAAATCAGTGTTGGATATATCTTGAACATAATCAACACTTTTTAAATTATTTGCTGTTGAGTCAGTATTCTTGAATTTATTTGTAACAATAATTAATTCCTTCCAAAGAATACCTTCAGTCTCTAAAGGTAAACCATTTGGAACAACATTAGCACCAGAGTTAACCATAAGGTTTAAAACTGGTTCACCAACTCTTGGACTACCGTTTATTGCCGTATTTGTTGAGTACCCAGCTGGTACCATTGACGTTGGTAGTAAATTTAAGTTTAATAAAAAGTCACGAATACCATATCCAACTGTAACACTATTTATTGTGTTTTTAGTTGTCGGTGTTGGTGCTGCTGTATTATAAAAAATAGGCATAATAACATTGATTTATATATAAATACTATTGTACTATAAATTTTGATAAAATAAATGTTATTACCGACTTCAATAAATAAAAAAAGGCACAGATAGTGCCTTTAAATTTTAATTAATGTTTTTAAGAAAAAAATATTTTTAATATTTATACAATATTTCCTAAAAACATAGTATATTTGTATTTAATTTATTTATTAATAATTATTTATATTATTTTATAATAATGCAAATGTACAGTTTTTTTACCACAAAAACAAGTTTTTAAACAAATTTTTTTTAAAAAAGTTTTAATTATCTGATTATCAACTTAATATTATGGTTTAGGTTTACCTTGATTCAACTGTTTTACCGCTTCTTCTTGTACCATTCTTGTAATGTGTCTACGGAATGTCTCATCTTTTGTTAATTCAACAGTTAGTGATGACGCTCCTGGAATATTAACGGTTATGTTTCCAGAAATATTCAATGAACCGAATTCATGTCTCATTGTTCCACCACCACCAGTTTGACTTATGTTTGGTGATACAGCAAGGCCGTCACCGCTTTTTGTAATCCATGTTTTACCGTATTCATTCTTAATAACATGTCTTCCACGTCCAGGTCTAATAATACCATCTTCCAAATCTTCAGCGGTTACGTCTTCAGCATCTTCAACAACATCATCTGGGTAATCTTTTGGATTTTTTCTAATGTCTTTAAATAACACTTTGTTTGGTAATATTGTTGGTGCGCTTGGGTATTTGCTTCTGTAAACAGCTCTTGCATTTGCCAAGTTATCGGTGTTCATATTATTAACACCAATACCAACGGCTTCCGTCAACTGATTAACACCAGGAATCCAATCAATCAAACTCATACCAGACCCACCCAACGATTCGAACCAACCAGCAGCACCAGTTTTTCTCATACTTTTACTACTAAAGAAATCAAATTGGTCTTTTAAAACTTCTAAAGGTGCTAAGACCTTAGCAAATTTAGAAACAACTTTACCACCCAAATTCAAACCTTTACCAGCAACATTCATTGCTTTACTACCCCAACTAGCTGTTTTACCAGCAACTTTAGCTGTTTTACCAGCAGCACTAGCTGTCTTACCAGCTGGTTTAAAATAACTCATTGCTTGTCTACCTAATGACTTAAAACCACCTTTAAAACCGCCTTTCTTAAAAGCTTGAAATGTTCTTTTTAAATTAAAACCTCTACTTTTACCTCTACCACCAGATAATTCATCCATTATGTCACCACCGCCACCGCCACCGCCACCACCAGCAGACGCAACCGTGTTAAACCCTTCACCTAATGCAACACCGTTTTTAAACCATTTAATTGTGTCCCAAACCCCACCAAATAATTTAAAGGCTGCACTAACCAAAGGAACGGCTTTACTAAACAATAATAATCCAGCGGTTAATTTAGGGTGTTCGATAATCCAACCACCAACAGCTGTTATAAACTCACCAATTTTACCAGCAAAATATTCTATCTTATCACCCCAACCACCAGGTTTATTAAAATCAGCAGCTAACGTGTCTAGCTTTTTAATTAAACCATCTTTAGGGTCGCTTAATTTTTCTATTAATGGTAATAAATAAATTTTTAATTGGTTAATCAAATTAGTAAGTGCCTCATCAAAAGTTCTAGCTTCTTCAGCTCTTTCTTTCATGCTTTTCTTTTCTTCCATTTCGGCTTTTAAGATTTTCTTATCTTGGTCAGTCAATGTACTAATAAGTTTTTTCTCACCTTTTACTTGAATATACGCTTTACCATCTTGGAAAAGAGCTTTGTTTGTCAAGTAATCTTGCAAAGCCTTACCTTCTTCACCACCACCAACATCAAATCTTATTTGTGATTTAATCATACTAAATTTTTTGGCATTTTTACCAGCGGTAACCAAATCATCATAAGACATACCAGTTTGTTCTGCAATAATTTTTAATTTGTGCATTTCTTTTGCCGCCATATCAAATTCACCAGTCCTTTCATTAAATTTAACAGACTGAGCAGCTGCGTTTCCAATTTCCTCGGTCAACCCTTCCATATCGTTACGTGCCATATACATCAAATGGAATGGGTCGGCCATGTTTGCCCATGCGCCACCCATAACTTGTAATTGTGCTGACAAATCAACCGCACCTTCAACATCCCAAAGCTTATCAGCAAAACCAGACGCAAACTCCATATCAACACCTAATTTTGTAACCAACATAGCCATTTTTTCTAAACCTTTTGTACCATCTTTAAAATTGTAACGGTTTAACATTTTCATGTTACCAGTAATATTCTTTAGAACCTTACTAGCGTTTAACCCCATTCTATGGGAGTCATTCATGGTTTGCTCTATGAATTTACCAGTTTTTTCAGCTGAAACACCTTGAAGCTCCATATCGGCAGCCATTTGAGCAGTACCTTCAACACCCAATTGAGTAGCCGCAACCATTTCACCCATGGCTTTAAGACCCTCTTTGCTTAGCATTACGTTTCTACCAAGATTATCACTATATGCTGATGATAACTGAGATAGTTTTTCAATAAAAACACCAATCATTTGAGTTTCTTTAGCAACAGTTTTAATGTTGTTTCTAAAACCAACACTTTCCTTGCTTAAAACACCCATAGATAAAGCTGATTGTTTCATCGCTTTATCCAAATCAAATAACCCTAATCCTTTAAGTTTACCATAAGCCCTTTCAACAACGTTTGGTAAACTAGCTAGTGCATCACTTAAACCTTTTGCTGATTTTGCCAACAATTTAGCACCAGCCAAACTTTTAACATTAACTGATTTAAGAGCAGATTCCATAGTCTGCCCTTGTTTTTTCATCTCTTCAGTTTGTTCTTTTAAGATTTTAAGTTTAAGTTCTTCAGCCTTAATTTCTTCAGCTGACATTTTAGACCTATTCTTATCTAAATTGTCTTGTAATTTTTTTTCTATTTCAATGTTATTATTGACAGTTTCTTGAATAGCCTTGTACTTCTTAACACCTTCGATATAAGCATCATAACTAGTACTAATCTCTTTTTGAAGTCTAGCTTGTTCTTTTAATAACCTTAACGCTTCTTCAGCTTCGTCTTTTTTACTTTTTGCCATACTATGTTACTTTTTTTCTTGTTTGTCTGATTTATAACCGTTAGAATCCATCAAACGTATTTGAACGTCTTCTTCTTTGGCACGTTTAGGTTCATTTTTAACACTATAAAGCTTTTCAACATCACAGATAAACACGTTAGGTGTTTCTGTTTTTTCTTTAACAATTATTCTAAAACCTTTTGATAAATTTTCTAAAACTTGGTAATCACGGTTTTCAACATCTTCATAAGAAAACCCTTTAACTATTACCGCAAATTCACCTTCATACTTAATGTCTTTTTTAAGTTCAAAGTATTCTCTACCACCTTTTTTATTTGTATATGGAATCGATACAGACTCTAAAGGTATAAATGATACACTACCTTTTTTCTTAAAACCATCACCTAATTTATCGGTTAATTTTTTATCCATATATCTAGCGATTAAATCTAATGTTGGTATAATACCCTTACCAGTCGCTTCTTTTCCAGTTAACTCAGCTTTAAATGCTTGCCAAAATGTTGGTTGTTTATAAAAAGCCGCTTTTAAGTCTGGGTCCGATAAGACCATTTTTAAAACTTTTTCAGCGTCATAATCTTCACCCTCTTCATCATCATTATCTAGCTCAGAAGAACATGTTTGGGTAATTTTTAAATCTGAAACACCAGTTATTTTAAAAGTTTCTGTTTTATCACCAGAACGCCCTTCCACAACTATATTAACAGTTTGACCATTATCTGTTGTTGACCAAAGTTCTTTGTTTGCTGTTAGCAAATCAGTATCAACATCTTCATCATCAACTGGTATTATTTTGATAGTTATACTATCAAATTTTGATAATAATTCTATCGATGATTCACCAATAGGTTCTAAAATAAAAGTACCATTTGATGCTGATTGACAACATAATTTTACTTGTTCGTTGTTTGACATTACGAGTGTTAACCCTTTACCATCATCAAGTCCATCCAACATCAATCTCATTAAATCGTTAATATTGTCGATTGCTTCATCAGATAGGTTTTGTTCAGCATCATCTTTTTTCTCTTCTGGTTCTTGTGTTTTAGTATCAGATGTTGAGTCTATCAAATTATCACCTCTATAGACATCTATTTTTTCAATGTTTTTTAATGTTAATTTAGCCCAATTTGAAGAATTGATTGGTTTTTCTGTTTTTTGTGTATCATTAGCAACTCTTAAATCTAATTTACTATCATTAAATGATGTAAAACTAATGAATACTAATTTTCCAAAGTATGGTGTACCCTTGTCTATATTTTCCATATAAACTTGTCCAGTTATACTATCAATAACTTTAAAACTTAAAACTTCATTGTTAGCGTTTATCTTGATAGTGTCACCATCCTTGATGACATTTTTTGCCAATTTATCAAATGACGTTTCAAGAATAAAGAATCTTAGCTTTTCGTATTGAGTTTCAGATATGATTAATTTTTTATTCATTATTTCGATGTTTGTTAATAAATATCATTTAAAACAAAAATACCCACAATTTAAGTGGGTATTTTATTATGTTGTTGGTATTTCACCCGTTTTCATTTTGTTTTTCAATGCGTCACCAGATACCCTAGTTGTTCTAGTTCCCTTTGAACCGTTTGACCTAGCTTTAGCTTCTTCTTTAAATTTTTCGGCTTCTTCTTGTTTTTCTCTAGCATCTTTGGTTAACATACCTAAAAAGAATCTTCGTTCATAAGTAGGCATTGATAACACATCATTATAGGTTACACCTTTTAAATATTGAGTACAAATATAGATTTCTTCTAATAACGGAGCCTTATACTCTGAAGTTAGGCCAAAAAAAGCTGACGTTAAGCGGAAGAAAGGTGGCAATAGACCCACCTCCAGGGGTCGTTACCTCTATGTTTAAGTCGATACCACTTTCTATCTGTTCAATGTAATTATCCAAAGCTTTTGCGTCTGCAATCCTCATGAAACTTGCAAAATCTCTTAAATAAGTTCTATCTCTATTTCCGTTCACTTCAACTATCATCTTCTCAAATCTATAAGTTGTTGAGTTGTTTACTGGGATTTTTCTTTCATTATCTTGTTCAATCATGTTGTCAATATCATCTAAATCACCACATGTTAATAATCTAAATTTTAATTCAGTCTTACTAATTGGTAACGTAAAGCTAAATAAACCATCTTCATCTGGTTCAGCACCTAAATATTTTGTTTTAAGGTCGTTCAAATTAACTTCAGTGTCAAACGCTTCTTGGCTACCATCTAATAGAGTCACTGGATACATTTCACCATAACCAGTTGCTCTTAGCCATATCATAATAGCGTTTCTATCCCCAACAGTAAGGTCTTTATATCTCAAATCTGGTTCCAAAATCTTTCTATTGATAAGAATCTCTAAAAACTGACCGCTCTCCAAAAGGTTAGGGCTTGTAAGGATATTCTCATCAGCTGTTGTCATATAAGCCAATCTAATGTTCTTCTTTTTGTTTTTGTATAGTTTACCTTGAGAAGGTAAGGGAATAACGTCAAAAGGTGCGTTATAGTTAGGCTGACTCAACTCCAAAATATATGGGTCGATGTTAGAAGGATTTTTACCGTAACTATCACCATAACCATTATTTACTGGTGGTTTTGACGGTGGTGTTACTGGTGGTTGATTGTTTTGGTGATTGTTTTGATAAGTTTCTTGTTGCATATTGTTTTGAGTGTTTGTATATGTATTAACTCTGTTATTAGCTTCTTCAGTTAATTGCTGAAACCTTTGGGTTTGTTCCATATTTTTTCTTAGTTGTTCGTCACGAAGCCTCATTTGTTCTTCGTTTTTCGTTTGGTTTTGGTCTTGATAAACTCTAGTAGTTGTTTTTTCAGCTAAAGCAGCGTCTTGAACAATACCCATTTCTTCTCTTTGTTGTAATTGTTGTTGAGTTCTATATCTCATCATCTCAACAGCACTCATATGACCTTGAGGTGTATCTTCTGGTGCCACAGCTGTATTGTATATTTCGTTTGTAGCCATAGCCTTTTCAGCTTCAAAAGCTGCAAGTCTTTGTTCTTCGGTCATTACTGGGGTGTTTGTTGTTTCCCTTTTAGGGAAAACATTAGGTTTTTTCTCCATGTTAAAACTAATTTGTTTTTAATATTATAACTTTAAGATAAATATAGAAAAACAATTTTTTTTGTAAATAGAATGTAATAAAATAAAAAAACCACCCTTTCGAGTGGCTTTTTGTTATTTATTGTAGCTTAGCATTTCTATTACTTTTTCTTCCGAATCAGCATCCGATAATTCGACACCATAGTAATTATCAACATAATAACCATTTGTTGGGTCATATGTTATCCAAAGAGTTTTATCAGACCAATCATTTTCACCTTTAGGTTTTGTGAATAATAAATCATAATTACCATAATTATTTTTATATTTTATATCAGAAAAAGTATATGTTCCGTTAGTTGTTTCGATTGTTTGTCCAGCGTAACCTTGTTTGAATTCGTTTTTAAATTCTTCAGAATCTTTAGCGTTTTGTGCTTTGTCAACCTCACCTTTTTCTTTGTTACCTAAATAAATCGTCCATGGATAGTTACCAGTATTTTGTAAACTAGCTCTATATGTGTTTAAATCAGCTTCCTTAACGTTTTCATTTTGTTGAGGCATGAATCTAACATCTCCACGTTCAGCTTTACGTCTGATAAACTTAACAACTTCTTCTGGCGTTCTAAATTCACAATCAACACACTGAGTGTATGTTATATTGTTGGCGTAATACTTACCATTTATAGAATTTCTAACATCGTATGTTTTATCTTCTAAATCATAAGTTATCTCTAAATCTAAATCCATAACTTTTAATGCGTTGTAATTAATTGTGAAATTAGGTTTTAAATCCTCAACTTCACCCTTAACCATTTGTAACTCTTTTTTACCAGGAACAAAACCAATATCACCAAGATATCCACCACCAATAGGGTCTTCGTTAATGTTTTCAGATAACAACCCTTTTGTTTTCAAATATCTTTGTTCAACTAATGAATTAGCTTTTTTAAGGTTTTTAAATTTATCTAATTTTCTCATAATCTTTATTTATAAATATTAAATAAAACAAAAAAACCTAGTTCCCTAGGTTTTAATGTTAATTATTTTCGTATTTCTTTAGTAGTTCACGATTCTTACTAATAAGTTTCAAACGCTTAACTAAGTTACCCCTATTTTTTTTAGGTTTACCTTCTTTTTTAGCCTTTGCCATTATTAATTAGAATAATAAGATTGCTCTGTCAAAACGTAATGTAGCAGTGATTTCAGCGATACCATCATCATCCATTGATAAGTCACCAAATCCAACGTTTGTTAACATGGTACCATCAAGTAACCATTTCTCGATAACAACACCAGTTGGGTCAAGCATCTCAAGTTCAACTGGACGTTTGTAACCAGCTGCGTAACCTTGACGACCAGTAATAGATTCTGAGTGTAGACGAACCCACTCCATAATTGCTTGTGCAGCAGAAGGACCAATCGGGTCACGGAAAGTTACGTCAATTGCTTCCCAAGTAAATCTACCTATTACCCAAGTAGATGTGTTAAGGAAAGGAATCTCAACTTCGTTTTGTGTGATTGAAGGTCTAGAAGCAGAAGATAACCACCATTGTTGGATACCTAAATCTGCTGGGAAAGTGATTAACCAACGATTCTTTTTCTTAGGCTCGTAAGGTAGGGGCATTTTCATTAATAAATCAGCCATGTCGTATTTGTTTTAAAAATTTGTTCTTATTTAATTATAAATATTGGAAAATTTATTTTTTTCAAAAAAAAATATTATTTTCCGCTTTCCTATAAATATATGGTTCACGAGAATAAATTTGTTTTTCACAAAAAATTTTAGTACTTTTGCATAAAAGAAGTTTTAACTATGGGTAAAATTAAAATAACAGAAAAAAAATTATTAAGGCAATACACCAAAATAGTTAACGAAATAGCTGATGAATGTGAATGGAAAACATATTTTACTGGTGAAGAAGTATGTGGTATTGTTTTTGGTATTCTAACAAAAAACGATATCAAACCAAAAATTTGTGTTCAAGATTTCTATAAAATGTATTCAGATAGAGTTGACGAGGTTTCTAAAACTGATGCAGAATGGAGAAGTAACTACGGTATACCAGAAATTATACATTTAATTTACGATTTATTAGAAAAAAAATACGAAATTATTTGGTAATGTAATTTTTTATTATTACCTTTGTTTCATGAAAGTATTATTATATATAATTTGTTTTTTAAACTTGTCTAACGTTTTTGGACAAGATACCGAAATGCTTGGTTATATCAACCAGTACAGAAAACAACTTGGCAAAACATCTTTGGTGTTGTCTAGTGATTTAACAAAAATATCTGTTGAACAAACAAATAAAATAATCACTGACGATAGTTTAAGTCACTCACACAAAACATCTGAAATTGCAACCATGGGTGAACATTTACCATCCACTGTTGATAGCAAATTAGAGTTTTTTGTTTTTGTTGAGTCGGTTATGGGTATGGAATACGAAGAACCTAAAACAGAAACAGAAGTCGTTAAATACGTTAAGTTATACTGCTTGTACATGTTTGATAAATCACCAAAACATAAAAAAATATTGTTAGGTGATTACAAAAATGTTGGTTTTGAAACGGTAATTAAAAACATAACGTTTAAATCAAACGAGGTTGTAATAAATGGGAAAACAGTGACCTTTAAAAACATCAAAAGTCATTATTTAGTTGATTTTTATTGTGTGATTAACTTTGATTAAAAAGTAAAACATTTAGCAACAATAGACTTGTCTTTTTGTTTTTTACATTTAAACTTTTTATGTTTAAATTTAAGCCCATCACCACCAAGTTTTTTACCAGTTGAAGATGTCTCGTACATCTTCACTACTTCAAATCTATATTTTTTGATTATCACATCTGGTTTAGGTTCTGGGTCTGTTGATTCAGTTGTAAACTCAGCCACAATGTTTAATTTAACATAACGGAATTCAGATGTTTTGTTTCTAAGTTTTAACAATTCCTCTTTATTATTAGCTGCTTTTTTAAACATTTCTGGACTAACAACTTCAGAACCATTGTTAGGAATCTCTCTAGTTGTAACTTCAGCACCAGAAACCAAACCACCAACAATATCATTAACACTTTGACTTCTCAAATTAGCTAATTCTATATTTCCAGTAGGGTCTTCTTTTGTGCTTAGACTAGCCATTTTTTCAGCATCAGTAGAAGACTCAATCTCAACACTTATGATTTTACCACCTTGTGAAGTAACTGATTCAATAGCGTCTTTTATAGCTTTTTTACCATCTTCTGATAGTTGGTACCCACCAGTTACAAACATATTCTGCATGTTATCCAAATCAATACTTAGCGTATCTTTAACAACAACTATTTTAGTTTCTTGAACACCTTTTATTGTATCTGTTGACATTTCAGCTGACTTAACAGCGTAACCTTGTTTTAATTTACTCTCTAACGATTTTAAATTATTTACAGCAACAACACCTAGTTTGATGTTTATATCTTTATCGTCAGATATTTCGTTGTATCTATCGATTATTTTTTCAGCGTTTGTAGCCAACATAGCCGAAGGGTCTTTTATACCTTTAGCTTTCATTGCATCAATCAATTCTTGCGTTTTACTCTTATCTTCTAACGTTGCCTCTATTTGTTTCAATATATTAGCATTATTCAAAGCTTTGTCACCAATGTCTTTGTTCTGACCACTTAAATTCAAACCTATAAGCATGGAAACACCCAAAAGGATGTCTTTTAAACCTTCATCTAAAAGTTCTGCTTTATTATTTATATCTTCAGTCAAAATACCGTCAACATAAACGTTAGTTCTAACCTTTTGTTCGGTAAGGACTAATCTATCGTATTGTTCTTTGGTTATTTTAAGTTTTTTCATAATACTTTTAATCATAAATATCTACAATAAACAAAAAAGCCCTCATATGAGGGCCTTTCTGCTTAATATTTATTCGTTTATTAGATGTTGTCGAATGACGCACCAGTGTTCATAATCACGAATTCTAATTGGATGAACTCTAATGCTCTTGTTGGTTTCAAGAATATTTGACCAGTCAATTGGTTTCTGTCGATTTCTTCTGGGTCGTTTGATAGAACCACACGGAAATCAGTTAAACCTCTTTGAGCTCTAATGTTATCCAAGATTGGGTTAACAAGGGCTAAGAATTGATTTCTTACCACGTTATCATTTTGTTCAAATAACAATCTGATAGCAACAGCAGAAATAAGTTTTCTTGCTTGTAATAGTAATCTTCTAACGTTGATTCTGTTAAGTGCAGAGTCTTTAACTTGAAGAGTTTTGTTACCCCAGATTTTGATACCATCAGTTGTGAAAGTAGCGATTGGGTTGATTCTGTTTTCGTATAACACATCTCTTTCTGAAAGTGTAAGTTTTTTACGAGCTTGAATCGCATCCACATCACCTCTTTGGATACCAGCAACTGCGAACCATGGGAATGCAATGTTATCTGTCAATGCAATGTTTCTTACCACGTCTCTTGTTGGCGGCATGAAGATATAGACATTGTTTTCAGTATCATTAACTTGAATCCAAGGCCAGTAAGTACAAGAATAGTTACTATCGTACATACCATCTAAGAAATCAGTTACGTCCTCAACACCTAACACATCTCCACCACCATCAGTATCTGGAGTTGTCATAATGTATAAAGAGTCAGCTCTATCTTGCTCAACCATATCGATTGTAGCTTCAATCAAGTTACTGTTATCAAAGTTATCAATACCAGGTGTAGCAAACACGTTAATGTTTACAGCTTCTGGATTTCTAAATGTCCAGATAGCTTCCAAATATGCGTAGTAATCTGAATTGATACCGTTATCACCATTTGTAAGTGTTCTGTTTTGGAAAGCACCACTCAATAAACCTTTAGAACCTAAAGTACCGTTGATTAAGAAACTATCTAAATTAGTTCTTCTAGTTCTGTAGATATCCCAACCATCATAACCACCGTAAGGTACAAATGTAAATTTACGAGCGTATACTTTTTCGTATGGTCCATTAAGCAAACCAGACTCAGTTCTAAATTGCCAGTCACCCGTGTCAAACAAGAATGTAGGGTTATAAGTACCACCAGAAGAGTTAATAACAACTGATACATTGTCGATAGTTGCACCAGTAGCATCGATATCCATGTGGAAACCTTTAGTTAAACCAGTCCACATATCTGGGGTAGTAGTTTGAGGAACACCTTTGTAATCAAAGAAGTCTGAATCAATACCTACTGTCTCAGAAAGACCTAAGTAATATTTACGTTTGTTTTCAAACGCACCATATTCTGTTTTATAAGTCAATTTAGGTTCAACAACCGTAGCGTTTGAATTTAATTGATAATTTCTAACTGGGAATCCAATGAAACCAGATGGGAAAGCATCTGATGTATCAGAAGAATCATCCATTTCAATAAGTACATATGAAGATTTAGAAGGATATATACCATCTAACGTACCAATTCTTCTAGCAACATAGTTGTTAGATGTTGGGTCCATCGTACATTTAGCGAATGTTTCTAATACTGTTGGCTGAGCATCTGTATCGAAATAAGCTCTAACAACCACGTCAAATTCTTTTGTATCTAATTTAATGTTTCTAATTGAAATTTTAAATTGTTCGTTAGCTGCGTTACCATCAGAGATAGTCCACAATCTAAACAATCTTAATAATTTAGTACCACGTAACTCAGATACAACGTAAGGAGTTACAGCTGGTTTGAATTCTTGTAAATAATCACTATATTGTTGACCATAATTAACAACCGATTGTCTGATACCTCTAATTTTGCTAGCATCGTTTAAGTTTTCAAACATAACGTTAAAGAATTCTTCAGCGAACAAAGCTGTGTTACCATCAGATACTGTTCTACCTAAAACTCTTGGTAAGTAATTTTTCTTAGTTCTATCTAAAGACATAACGTAGTTAAACGCACCTTGAATAGTAGATACACCAGTCAATGCAAAATCACCTAAAGAATCTTCAGTTGCGCCAGTTTGCGTAGGGTCAAATACAACACCAGTTGCACCAGTAACCTCAAACGCTGGTAATTGAGTATCTAAATTGATACCACCTCTAGAACGTAACAACGCTACTAATTGGTTTTCAACATCAGAATAACCAGTACCAGAAAAATGTACACTAACACCAGATGTCGTACCAGTAATGAAAGCACCAGCACCAGTAGTACCTTTAGCGGTAACCACTAAAGTCGTATTAAGACCACTAAATACTGTACCAGTTTTTTGAGTAGCGTCTATAATATCTAAAGTACCAGAAACTGATAAATTAGAAAGACTTGCTAAAGTACTATCTAGGTCACCATTATCGATAAGTGCTTGAAGCAATGGGTCAGCACTAACCAAAGTTACGTTTGTATTAGCTGATGTAGCCGTATACGTAAGCAAAGGGTCATATGATGTTGTTGATGTTGTTGCAGTTGTAGATAAATCTATAGCTGCATCCAACGTGATACCCCAAGATAAACCAGCATCATAACCAGAAAATCCTAATACTCTGGTAACGAATAATTGGTTAGATTGTGATAAGTATGATTTAGCAATATATGGTAATTCATATTTAGGTGCTCCAGTATCTTTTATTTTTGTAGCGTTTTGTCCACCAAAGAAAGATTGAAACTCTCCATAGTTGCTTACAAAAATAGGTTGGAAAGCTGGACCGATTGTTGTCTCACCAACTAAACCTAGTGTTGTAACACCTACTTGACGTGTTATAAATGTTAAGTCTTTTTCAGATGTATACACCCCAGGACTTACGAATACTTTTGTTGACATAATGTTCTTTTTTGTTTTATGTTATTTACTTTATGGTTTTCTTTATTATAAATATTGTGTTTTTTTCAAAAGTAGTCGCATTTAAAAAGATATATTTAATTTAGTATGAATTTTATCATACTTTTGTCATACTTATAGTAAAATCAATGAATGAAAAGGGATAAAAACATAAAAATAACACCAGCAACACATGAGCTTTTAAAGAAATATTGTGAAAGTAACGGTTTGAAAATGTTTTCTTTTGTTGAAAAATTAATCAAAGAAAAATGTACACCCAAAAAAGATATCTATGGTGATGAGATAAATTAAATTTCTATCTTGTACGCTTCAATGAAAATCTGGTCAACATCTGAACCACTTAAACCTAAAGCTTGCGCCATAGATAAAACCAACGGTGAATATTTGCTAATATAGTTAGCACTAGTCCAAGCCTCTTCTGCTTTTACTTTTTCATTACCACTCATTTGAGTTATCATATATGAAACCAAATCTCTTAGGTTATCAAAATTAGGGTCTGTAGAAGGCATGAAAGCCAACTGTGTTCTAAATTGCCACCTAGTTACTTTTAAAGGTACATCGTCAAAACTTAAATAATTTGAATCAATCTCATCGTAATTACCATTAAACCTAGTAACTGAAACTTCCTCACCTTCAATATTGTAATACGTAACCTTTTGTCTGGTTTCATCAACACCATTTATTGTAACGATGTAATCTTCTATTTTGTATTTTCCTAAAATCATGATAAATATTTTTATTCGATTAATGCGGTTAAATATTGTCTAACAGAACTTGGGTTCGTTCCCCAAGTTGGCGTTCTCCAATTTATTTGTAACAAATCACCTTTTGTGACTAACATAGGTGTTGCTAATGTAAATGACAGTAATTGAGCCGCTGATGTATGTGCAACTGTTGAAGAAATGATGGAATCAGCACCAGTTGTAACATTTTTCAAAGAAAATGTGCTATTTTGAGCGGAAGCTAACGTACCAGCAACTGAAATCATCAAAGTAGCACTTCTCACCCAACCAGATGACAAAGCAATAACTTGTCTAGTAGCACCAGAAGTAGTTGCTGGGTCAGCCACAGTGAAATTACCAATATAATATGTAGTCGCATCTGCTGGTGTTATTACCGATTGGGAATCATGTGAAAATTGCATAACAACTGGTTTTCTATTTAAAATAACCCAGTTAGCACCATTTGATTGCAACAGTAAATCTTCAAATGTACCTAACGGTCTTATTAATTGCCCATCGATTGTTTCTGAAGCGTTAGCATCTACTGTAACAATCCCACTACCAGAATTTTTGATATAAATAGTTCTACCACTATTACCAACAGCTGTATATAATGTCAATGTAAATGTACCACCACTTATTTCGATTGTTGAATTTGCTGTTGTTGCTGTATATGCTGCTCCTACTGTAACATATGGTGAAACATAAACACCTTTAACAGTACTTGCAACCAGTCCATTTGTGTTTGCGGTAAATGATGGTGTTGTTAATGTTGTTGCGGATATTGTTGTTGCTGTAAGATTACTGGCTAACAAACCACCATTAGCCAACCAAT